CACAGTGCTCTGTTGTGTTCCGCAGCGATGGTGCCTTATTGCTGACTTCTGGGGGGCCTGGCGGCACAGTGCTTGATACTTATACCGGCGCGTTTCCTGTGGTAAATACATGGTATGCCTTCGAAATTGAAGTCGTCATCAATAACACAACGGGTAGCTGGGCGGTTCGCAAGAACGGCAACACCAGCAACGACCACGTGCTCGGCGGCTTGAACACCCGACCGACCTCAACCAACAACTACGCCAACAAACTGATCTTCTCTATGAACACGAACGTAACGCAACAACAGATAGACGACCTCTTCTGGCGCTCGGACGCATCATCCGTCGCTTGGCTCGGTGACATCCGCTGCTACACCCGCATGCCAGCGAGCGATGCCAGTGTGACGTTTTCGCGCCTCGGCGGCGCCACCAACATCAGCCAGGTCAGCGAAGCACATCAGGACGGATTGACGACCTATGTGTTCGACAGCAATCCGGGAGATGCGGACTTCTACAACATCGGATCGATCGCATCGACGCCGGTCACCACGTTCGCTGTCGTCACGCGCGGCTATATGCAGAAGTCTGACGCAGGCACGCGCACCGCAGCAGTGCAGATCAAGAGCGGCGGTACTACGGTGGCATCGCCTACGCTGGTACTGACTACATCCGGCTTCCTCTGGGCGTGGCGTATGGACCTGACTGATCCTGCAACCGGCGCGGCGTGGACAGCAGCAGCGGTCAATAATGCTCAGATCGGCCCGACGACAATCGCATGACAGACACTAGAGCCACACAGGCGTCGGTCGAGCAGTGGCTAAAGACCAACCCAAACGCGCAGGCAACGCAGATCAGCGTCGAGCACTGGGCATCGGTGTCGTCAGGAAGTGTGCAGGCGATCGTCACACAGGTCGCAATAGAATATTGGGCCTCGGTCGCATCGGTATCGACAGCGCGTAACGGCCCCATCGTCACGATGATCGGATAGCATCATGTTCGATTTCCCAACCAATCCCGCATCCGGCACTGTCGTCATGGTACCAGATGGCTCGTATCGTGTGTGGGACAGCACGAAGTGGCGTGCATCGCCTAGCTCCAACTCGATCACGACCGGACCGTTCCTGCCAATCGCTGGCGGTGTCATGTCTGGCGCACTGTCGCTGTTTGGCAATGCGACGCAACCACTGCACGCGGTGCCGCTGCAACAGCTCACCGCAGCGACGGCGGGCGGGCCGTTCCTGCCATTAAGCGGCGGTGCGGTGTCGGGGAACGTGACGCTCGGTGCTAACCTATCATTCGCCAATGCACAGTCGTTCCCGTCAGGTGCCACAACCGGCGCGCTGCGATTGTTCTCGGACAACTCGGTGAGTGGCACAGGCACGACCGGGACTGGCTTCCTGCACAGATTTGTCGCTAACAGCGATCAAGCTCAGTTCACTGGCGGCGGCGTCAACGGCATGACGTTCTTCGATCTCACACACAATTTCGGTGGTGGCGCCACGCAGGGTTGGCGCACCACGATGGCTATCACCCAGACGCAGATCGCCGCGACCGCCAACAAAGCGGCAGGCATCAATCCGATTGGCGTGGCGCTGATTATCAATGACGCGGTACAGGTCAACGATGGCGGCACGGGGTTGCAACACCCCTCCCATGCCAACGCAACGGCGCTCCCGTGGAACGCCACGACAGCCGTTGGTATTCAAAGCACGCTCTACAGCGCAGCCAGCTATCAGAGCGGGCAGGCCGGTATGGAAATAGACATCGGTGGCCACCCCGGCTCATCCGCGCTTTCCAAGAAAGCCCTCATGCTGGTCAAGTGGAGCTATGACAGCTACCAGTCTCCGATCGATGATTGCGCTATTTTCATCGGTGACCAGGGCGGTGCATCGGTGGGTTGGACCACCGGCATCCGATTTGGTTCTTCTATCGCTCAATGGCCCATAGACATGAATAACGGGGCTATCATGAATGCCGTTTATTCGCAGCCTGTGGGGGCAGTTCAGGCGCAGGCACGATATGGCATTGATTTTAGCGATGTCGCTTTCCCGGCATTCGGCACGACGCGGGTAGCCGGTTTTCTGTCGAGCAACAATTTCGGCGTGGATGGCGTTGGCGCCGTCATGCTTGGATCAACTTATCTTACGCCGACTGCTACAGGTTTATCGGTAGACGCGAAGGGATTGATCTCGACGGGCGCCGCGGTCGCGGCTGGTGGTAGCGGTTATTCAGTTGGGGATGTGCTCTACGATCCGTTCGGCGGTATCTACCGCGTTGCCACGATCACCGGGTCCGCTGTCGCAACCGTAACGCCCTATACCGATGTTAATGGCAATCCGCATCGCGCCAACTATCCGGCAAAGACCGCACCGGCTAATCCAATCGCAACCACGGCCTGGGATTTCGCTGCGAACATCGCGTCCGGTTGCACGCTCAACCTGACGTGGAACACGACCGCGACCATACTTGCGTTGCAAGAGAGTGGCGGATTGACCACCCTCGGGGGCGGGCTGATCACCTCTGGTAGTTCGGCGTCGCAGTTTGGTAGCGGTAGCGGAACCATCAATCTGAACATCCAGCCGGCGGGCGGTGTCGTGCTGGCCACAGCAACCGGCGGCGGCGCCATAGCGATAGATGGCGGCGGGATCGTGTTCGGCTGGGGTTCTAACCCGTATGTCAGGTTCAATAGCTCAGCCTGCTTTACCGCCAATGGCACCAAGGCGGTGTCGATAACGGCACTCGCCCCGGCTGCGGCGAACGCCACCGTGCTGGAGTGGCTGACCATTCAGGATGCCGCTGGCAACACCCGATATATCCCCTGTTTCTAGGAACAGCGACACATGGACATGCAGCAGCAGCCGATCGAGCCGAACCGACCGATGACCGCGCAACTCACCGCCGAGCAGTGGGAGACCGTGCTGCGGCATCTGAATACGGGGCAGCACGGGATCGTGCGTCCGATCATCGACAGCCTCATGCAGCAGTTGCAGCGCCAGTCACAGCCACCGCCGTCACGCTTCTCCACCGAGGACGTAGCTGAGCGCGTCGTCCCGGATGGACCTTGAGAGAAAGGACCCAAACCATGGCTGTTGACCCTGAGACCGTCTCCCTGATGGGCACCTATCGTATCGGCTACCTGCCGCCGAAAGCCGAGAGCCTGTCCCCCGGCGAGCTTTACATCGAGGTGGCTCCCGCCGCCGGCGGCGCCCCCAGGTTATGGGTGGGTATCCCGGCCGCGCAGGACTTCAGCGGCAATGTCGGCTTCCTGGGCCAGGCCCAGACCGGCGAGGACATCGCCCCGATCAACATCGATGTGCCCTACGTCGGCCAGACCGGTGACACCCTGACCTGCACGATGGGCAACTGGACCGGCCAGCCGGACACCTACGCCTGGCAGTGGCAGCTGGATGGGACCGCCGCTGGCGACGGCACGGATACTTACCTGCTGGCGCTGCCTGACGACATTGGCCGTACGGCGACCTGCATCGTCACCGCCAGCAACGCGATCGGGACCACGGAAGGACCACCTTCGAATGAGGTCGTCGTCACTGAGCCGGTGGCTGTCGCGGCTGAAACCGTCGAGCCAGCCGAAAAGCCTGCTGAACCCGCCAAACCAATCGAGCCGAACTGACATGGCCCGCCGCAAACCCAGATCTGGAGCGCCCAAAATGACGGAAGATCCACTGCCTTCGGCGGATGAACCCCTGCTGTTGAACGACACGCCGGAGCCTCTGGCGGCGGGGCCGATGCCGATGGGCGTCGGCGTCATGCGCACCCAAAAACAGCGATACCGAGACTGGATCACGGCGGGCGGCACTCCGGCGATCTATACCTGATGTTGGCAGCGGACCTCACTCGCTACGAACTGGTCCTGAAACGGCTGATCGCGATCCTCGACGCGACCACGTCGATGCTCGCGTTCACCCGCCTGATGATGCCGTCGCCCAGGTTTCCCGACGACCCGGATCACACGCGCTACGAGACCCAGCGGTTTCACGAAGTCATCTGCGCTGCCCTCGAAGAACTCGCCGCCGGGCGTATGAAGCGTCTGATCATCAACTTGCCGCCACGTCACGGTAAAACCCAGCTGGCCTCCAAGATGTTCATCGCCTGGTTCACCGGCTTGCACCCGGAACTCAGCACCATCTTCGGCACCTACAACGAGAAATTCTCCCAGGACATCGGCCGTGCGGTGCGCGACATCATGCTGTCCCCGGCATATGCCCAGGTGTTCCCCGATGTGGTCCTGAAGGACGACAGCAAGGCCAGCGACCGGCTGGAGACCACCAAAGGGGGTATCCTGGCCTTCGTGGGACGCGGCGGGACCACCACCGGGCGCGGCGGTGATCTTCTGTGCATCGATGACCCGATCAAGGACCGCATGGAAGCAGACAGCCCGACTATCCGGGACACGCTCTGGACCTGGTTTTCCCAGGTGATCGCCACCCGGCTGATGGACGAGAGCGGCAAGATCCTGCTCATCCAGACCCGCTGGCACCAGGATGACCTGATCGGGCGCCTCACCGACCCGCATAACTCCTACTACGATCCCGAAGAGGCCGCCGAGTGGCATATCATCGATCTGCCGGCCCTCGCCTTTGACGACGGCAAGGACCCTCTCCACCGCACGGTGGACGAACCCCTCTGGCCCGGCCGGTTCGGCAAGACCTATCTGAAGTCTCTCCAGCGCCGGGACCACCGCGGGTTCTCGGCCCTCTACCAGGGCCGCCCCAGTCCCGCGGGCGGCACGTTCTTCTCGGTCGACTGGCTGCACACCTACAAGCCCAACGACCTGCCCTCCAACTTGCGCTGCTATGCCGCCTCCGACCACGCGGTGGCGCTGAAACAAGGCTCCGACAAGACCTGTCTCCTGGTGATCGGCGTTGACAAGGACGACACGATCTGGGTCCTGCCTGACCTGGTGTGGCGGCAGATGACCGCCGAACAGACGGTCGAGAGCATGCTGCGCATGATGAAGCTGCATAAGCCCCTGTTCTGGTGGGCAGAACGATCGCACATTTCCAAATCGATCGGGCCGTTCCTCCGCAAGCGCATGCTGGAGACGCACACCTTCTGTTCGGTGATCGAGATGCAACCGATCGCTGATAAACAGACCCGCGCGCAGTCGATCCAGGGGCGTCTCAGCATGAACCGCGTGCGCTTCCCCGAACGCGCGCCCTGGTGGCCCGCGGCCCGGGACCAGATGCTGAAGTTCCCGTACGACGCGCACGACGACTTCGTAGATACGCTTGCGTATATCGGCCTTGGCCTCACGCTACAGGTCCCGGCGGGCGCCCAGCGCAAGGAAGACGACAGCAAACCCCTGGAACACACCTATGGCTGGCTCAAGCTGCAGCGGGACCAGGCCGAGCGCAGCGTGAAACTCGGCTATGCCGGGGGAGGGTGGTGATGAGTGCAGCGATATGGTTTTGGATCATATACGTCATCGCAATAGTGTTCGGTGGTGGCTGGTACTGGCGTAATCAACAGACTTTGGTCAGCTTCGGGCCGTTCAGCCTGCTCTTTTTTATCTTGATCGGTCTGTTGGGCTGGGGCGTTTTCGGGGCACCAATCCGGTGAACCTGATCATCGTCGTCCTGGTCCTGCTGGTGTTGTTCGGCGGCTTCGGCGGCGGATACTACGGCTATCAGGCAGGCCATTACGGGGGCCAGGCGTTCGGCGGCATCGGTCTCATCGTGCTGATCTTGTTGCTGCTGGTGCTGTTCGGCGGCGGGAGGTTCTGGTGAGCGGCATAATGGGGCCACCTCCTACAGGTATGGGACCACCTGGGATGATGGACCCTGGCATGGGCATGGGACCACCGGGACCTGCTTTAGCTCAATCAGACCCAGCTCTCTCCCAAGTCGCTGGCACGGCTCAGACCACCATGGTCCCGCGGGACCGGCCCACGCCGGACGACGCAAGGCGCAAGCTGGTCACCCGCTGGCAGGACCGCGTCAAACGCGCCAAGCGGCACTGGCGCGCCCAGTTCAAGCGCATGCGCGAAAACATGGAGTTCTGCGAGGGCCGCCAGTGGCCGGAGCTGAGCAAGGAA